AGCTCTTGTAAATTCATCATTGAATTCAAAAAGTTGGAATTTAGAAGCAGTAGCAATTGCCTTCTCTAAAGTGATAAACAGTCTTCTTACATTGATTCTATCAAATGCTGAAGGAGCAGTTAATCCAGTTTTGTCACCGAATAATACAGTACCTTGTCCTGGGAATGTTGCCACAGGATTTACTCTAGCTCTGTATAATTCATCTCTTTGTGTTTTAGATGGATTAAATGCTAATTTAACTGCGCCTCTAACAATACCTCTGTTAAGACCTGCTGGTGAAAACCAACTGTCTGCTATAAGGTCTGTTCTTGCTGTTAAACCTGCTATGTCACCGTTTAAAGGTACATATCTGTAAAGATCATTATATCTGTCGTATGTGTACTTGTAACCACTATCAAACACAGCATAAGAAGTTGAACGAATACCATTAAAGAATGATACTACATTAGTCTTTTGTGTGTTATCGTCTGCGATATTAACAACATCACTTCTTTCTGGAGAAGCAAATACAACTGCGTCTTTTCTATTTTCTGCAATTGTAATTAAGTTGTCAATGTGAGTAGCGTCACCGTTACCAGCCATAATTAAACTTACTTCTACTGTTTCTGCGTCAGCAAATTTAGTATAAGCAGTTAATTTTTGAGCTGTTGTAGCAACTGTACCGTCATTACCGTTTGCTAATGATACTTCACTTACAGCAGTTACGTTAGTGAAAGTTAATCCACTAGCTGCTGTACCCCAGTTAGAACCACCAGCGTTATGATCCATCCAGTAAATGTAATTTGATTGATTGTAAATTACATCTGGATAATAGTTATTAGAACCTTGAGCTGTTTTAGCGTCTGAAGCTTTTGATACTGCACCAAAAGTTTCTAAAACATCACCTTTTGTTCCTGTAATTTGACCATCTTCGTCAACTACAACAACATGTATTTCATCACCTGTACCACCGTTTGCTTGTACAAATGGTGAAGTTCCTGGTGCTTTGTCAAATAAATCGTAATGTCTCCATCTTCGTCTTACATCTGCACCATCTGTGATAGCTGCATGTAAACCTGAAGAGTCGGAAGTTCCGAAATATTGTGGTTCGTCTTTTCTAACTATGTTTAAGTTATTAGTTGATATACTAACAACTCTGTATTCAAAATTGTCACCAAAGTTTACTATGTCGCCTGCACTTATTCCTGTTCCTGCTGTAACTGTTACAACTGTATCTCCGACTGCTGTTGAAGCGTCATTGACAGTTGTTTTAGCAGCTTCTTCATAAGCAGTAGCAGATGGACATGAGTCAATTCTTAAAGAATTTCCAAATGCGCCAGCTGTTCTAGCTGCCCACAAACCTACAGAACCTTGTCCAGCGGCATAATTGTCTTGATAATCTTGCGTATTTTTTATCACAAATGAGGTACTACCACTTTGTGAAGCGTTTGCTACAGATGAATTCTGTACACGAACAACTCTTAAAGAATTAGAATATGCTAAAAAGTTAGCAGCAGTGAAAAATCCCTCAAACGTTGTTGAGTTAGGTTTTCCAAATGTTGAAACTAATTCTTGTTCGCTAGAAATACTAGTAACCTCATCTAATGGTCCTTTTGTTGCTTGAATAGCAACTGCACCAATAGAAGTTGAGACCGCTGGTATAATTCTAGTAAGGTCTTTTTCCTGTACGAGAACACCTGCTGATACTTGAAATGCCATTTAGGTTTCTCCTTTTAATTAGCTAATTTAATTATTAAATATTCAATACTCATAAGTTTTCTTATGCCCATATTCAAAATTCAACCTTACTGATATTTATAAGATGTTAGAATTAGAGTCCTTTTCTTACGACAGGATGCCAAACATCTCCATATTCATCAACTTCTACCTTTTCATGGTCTGGTGTTCCGTCATCTACGAAGCCAAAAGGCGCCATATCCTGTTCAATTAAGGATTGTTGTTCATCATATAACATTTGTCTTGCGTTTGTATCTGTCAACTCTTTAAAAAATGGTTGATTAGATAACCAACCAAATATGACTAAACACATCATTAAATCGTCTGTATTGCCTTCTTCGGCCTGCCATGATTGACCTCTTCTTACAAAGGTTGACATTTCTTGAACAATATCAAAATCGTATATTCCTATTTTATCTGATTCAATTAATGTTTTAATATTAGCACAACCTATTTTTTTAATTTGTTTAGTCATTTTAACACCAAAACCAGAACCTCTGCCACTAAATCCGGCACCTAATATTTGACCTGCACGACCTCTATTCGTTGTCATTAATAGATTGTCATATTCTAATTCAAATTGTAATGCCTCTGCAATTTGTTGACCTAAGTCATTTGTTTCTACTAACACATGAGCGTGATTATATGCCTTTGCAACTCTTTCAATAGTGTGTGGAAATAACAATGGTTTTATATCATTGTTACGATACTTTGCAACTACTTTAAAAGGCATTTTTGATACATCTAATATTACAAAAGCAGAATAATCTTTTAATACTCCTCTTGCAACATCAACAGTACAAACATATGTTCTATCTTTTATAGGATCTTCATATACATCTAAACCTGCATTAGAAGTTTTTGGTGCTTTAAAAGATATATTTTTAATTTTAGATGGACTAATTAATGTATTTACAGAACCTAAAAATTCACATTCAAACTCTTGTTGAAACTGCTCTGCTGAGGTATTTCTAATAGTCTTTTCTTTCCACTCTTCATCTCTGCCTGGCACCTCTGACCAATGAACGTCAATAGGTACATAATCATTTCTTTTATTTTCTGCGTCTGACCATAATTTATAAAACTGATTCATACCGTAAGGTGTAGATACAATAATCATTTTAGTTTTAGTACCAGATGATATTGTAGGATAAACAGAGCTAAAAAACATCTCTGCTATATTTGGTGGTACGAAAGCAAACTCATCAAGAAATATTATATTATATGAACCACCTCGAATTGCACTTGAAGAAGTTGCAGCCGCCACTATTTGAGATTTGTTTTCTAATTCTATATTACCTTTATTCCAGTTTATTACACCTTGTTGTAACCACTTTGGTAAATTTTCATATGCTAATTGTACTCTACCTAAAATATCTCTAGCAGTTGTAGATTTGTTGGCAAGTATGGCAATATTAGAATTAGGATTAAATATTGCATAGTGTAAAAGATAAGAAACGGTAGTAGTTGATTTACCACTTTGTCTAGGTAATTTGCATATTGTAAATCTATTATCATGTATAGTTTTTACAATATGTTTTTGAAAATCATACATTTTAAAAGGCACAAGTCCTTCATCAAGACTTACAATCTTCATGTAATTTTCCATAAAGTAAATTGGATCTTTAGCACACTTTTGAAATTCAAGTATGTTGTCTTTTGTAAACTCAACAGGTGTGTTGACTTTTTTAAGATTCGGGTTACCTAGATATGCGTCACTCATTTAATATAATTCCTTATATAAGAGATTTTACTTATCTTTAGTATTATCTTTTTCTGGTTGTATGCTATCGCCTTCAATAATCTCATCTTCTTTTTTTCTATTTAACATTTTCTGTAATTCATTTGTAGAACCTACAAACAAAGCATTTTTTATATTAGCTGTGGTCTTATTTGGTATATCTTTTAAATCTTTTAATTTCTTTTGCAAGTCTTGAAGTTTATCTACTGTAGTTGTAACTTGACCTATTAATTGACCTGCAACTTCATATGCTCTGGGGTGTTGTCCCTCTTTTGCAATATCTAATATACCTTCAATAGCTGCATTGCCTTTGTCTATTAGATTATAATAATTATCTCTACTATGAGAATAATCATTATCTATATCATCTTTTGTATCGTCAATTTTTCTAGGTACAGGAGCTGGTTGTTCAAACTCTTTTAAAGAAAATTTTTCTTCTTTCTTTTCTATACCTAATATATCATTTACATTGTCTTCTAGTTTACTCATCTTGATCACTCGCTGGATTATATCGTTTACCATCTGCAAACGTTGATATTGTTGTTGTAAATCCAAAATCATCATCTGCGTCAGCAGTTGTAGGATTAGGTGTAATTACAATTCTTTCATCTCTAGTTAATTTAGGGTCAGTATCAGCACCAAGGTCAGTCTGTACAGTTTTAATAACACCTTGATTACTCATAGGACCATATAGATATGTTTTAGCTGTAAAAGATAAAGTATAAACAACTGCTCTTCTAGTTGTAAAATCACCACTATATGTATCTTCATAATTTACACTATTTAAAATTATAGGTATGTCTCTTTTAATTTCTAATTCAGGTACAACATTCATTGTAACTGTATATTCTGGTTGAAAGAACGGTAATATTTGTTCTACTATTTGTAAACCATTTTCAGCAGTTGCTGTAAAAGAATATAAACTAAAATTAATATTATAAGGTACTGGTGTATAATTAAAATTTAATTTTTTACCTTCTTCGCCTGATTTTATTCTAATAGTTTTATTCATCTTATTAAGTTTTCTACTAGAGTCATAAGATAAACCAGTAATTTCAAAACCTAATCTAGGTAATGTAATTGCAACGGCTCTATCTTCTTGTAAATTACTTTGTTGTTCTAATCTTACTAAAAATTTTTCTTTTGGTGCATATGCTAAAGGCACTCTCATTCTTTTAGTTACAGCACCTGTGCTACTTGTATTTTGTACAACTATATTGTTAAACAATTGACCAAATGCAATTGTTAACTTACGCATACCCTCGTTATAAAAGTGTGTTCCAAACATTATTCGTCAACCTCTCCAAATGGATTTCTTTCAGTAAAGTCTAATATATCGTCTGATAAATTACCAACTGTATCGTAACCTGCTTCTGCGTTTAAATCTAAATTACTTGCATAAGGAGATTGTGTTTGTACAACTTCAGCACCTGTATATTCTTCATTCATTAAAAATGCTGGTTGACCAGTTGAGTAATCGTGATAGTCTTCTAGTGTAATTGAACCACGGCCTGTTAAGTTTTCTTGACCTAACTCTAATTGAAATCTATAAGCGTATTCGTTTAATGATAATTTATCTTCAACAGCGTCTAGTGTAGCCACACCAGTATTAATTTCTTCATTTGCATATTCCCAACGAGTTACTTTTAATTTATAAACAGGTAAGTTACCAAGTTGGTAAAAAGGTTCTTGATCTTCTACAAATTGAATTTCAAAATAAGAATTTAATAAAGGTACATACACAACATCACCCTCATTAGGACGACCAGCTGCTGTTAGTGTAGCCTTACTTGCGACATGTTCTTCAAATCTTCTTTTAGATAATACTAAAGTTGTATCATCTCTAATTTCTAAACCAAACTTGTTAATGATTTCATTTTCACCAGCAAATCCTTCAGTTGTTTCAAAATACATTTCTAATAGATAAGAATCATCAAATCTACTTGAAGTGTCTTCACCTAAAACTAAGTCTCTATTAACAAGTGTACGAGGAAGATAATAGATGTCTTGACCGAATATCTTTAAAGATTCGATTATAACATCTTCATGTAATCTTTTTTCTGCGTCACTTCCTATGCCTAGGCCACCTTGAAAATAGTGATTAACTGCCATGATTTTTTATCCAATCATCATTGCCGGATTTAATTCAAAGGTACTTCTAATCTCTGTTTCTAACTTTTCAATATCAGACAAAGCCTCTGAATAAATTTGTCTTCCGTTTAACGTAACTCCGCCTATCATTGCTACACCATCAAATTTTGATAAGTTAGCGCCCCATTGTTTTTTAAATAGTGATGTAACATATCTTTTTAAAAATATATCATTGTAAACATCTGTATGTGTTTCAGGATTCATTTTTCTATAAGCTTCAATAACAAGAAACTCACCGACCATTAAATCATTTGCCCAATCCATATCAATATATAATCTATTATCGTGTTGATTAAATCTTAATGGTTTTTCACCTACTAATATATGATCTAAAAAATCTAAATGTCTTAATACAATATCATAATTGACCATACTTGTTGATGAAAAATCATACAGATCATTTAATCTTAATTGATATCTAACATCAAACAAATTCATACTACCTTTGTTTGAAAATGGAAATATATTAATTACTGATATAACACTTTCAGGTACAACTATAAAGTTATTACCTTCTTTCCATGTTGTAGTAACTGAATTTTTTGTAATTGATTCCGAAGAATCAGACGTAATTCTGGTCTTGTCAGCGTCTGTATATTGATATTTTAAGTATGATCTTTGAATACCATCATAATGATATTGTGAAAAATACTGTAATGCCTCATCCAATCTATCTTCTAATTGGTCATCATCTACATTTATCTCAATAACAGGCTTACCTAATGCTCTTAAAGCGTACTGTTTTAATGTTTCTCTTGTTGCTGGTGTTGCCATAATACTATTTATGCATCCTCTAACGCTTTATTCTAGCGCTTATATTAATTCGTCTTCCGTTTCTTTTAATGGTTCCACTATTACTTTACCATTTTCATCTGTCCAACTAGTATCATACATATGTTGGTCTTTTCTTTCACCGATTACTAACCACGAAATAGTATCTGTACAAGTATTATCTTGTGCTGTAATTGTTAAAGTATTTCCAGATACAGAACCTTTTACTGCTGTCCATCCAGTTTCATTAGACGTAAAAACTTGTATTTCTCTGTTTAATAAAACAAAAGTACCCTCACTCATTCCTGAATTTGTATCAATATTAACAGTTGATGTTCCACCAACTAAATTTACTTTACCTCGATAGATATTATCAGCTTGTGGTGCCTCTACAAATGAGTGAACTAAATTGTGTGTATCTTTTTTACTTTCTAATGGATGATCAATTTGAAATGAACCAGAAGCTTTTGATAATGCACCAACAAAATGTGCTGAGCTATCGTTATTAATTCTAAAAGCAGTAGTTAAAGGTGCGTCTGTATTAGTTGTACCTCTCATAATTTCAAATCTACCATGAGCATTATAACGATTTCTAATAGCCCAATTTCTTCCAGATGAACTATCAGGAAATGTATTTAAAAGTATTGTTGTTGAACCTGCAGCTGATGGTTTTAAAGCTAAACCTTTATTTCCTGCACTACCATTAAATACTACATCTCCACTTACTTCAAAAGTTTCTGTTGGTGATGAAGTTCCGATACCAACTTTACCAGAGTTTGGATTAAGTAGTAAATCTTGGTCTAAACCAGAGGCACTATTTTTCTGAATTACCGCTTTACCACTACCGTCTATATACATATCTAAACTTCTTAATGCACCAACATTAGCAGTATTATCAATACTAATACCTTGCTCTGTTGCTGTTGTAAATATGTTTAATTTATTAGTAGGTGCTGTAGTTCCGATTCCTATGTTACCATTATTGCTGATACGCATACGTTCCGAAAGAGAACCACCATTTGCTGTTTTAAATGTTAATTGAGCAGCGTTTGTAGATGAACCACCATTTTGTATAACTAATCCAAAAGCTGCGCCAGGTTTATCTGTGCCATTTGTATTATGTGATAATTCAATAGCGTCTCTACTACTGCTAGATACCGGTACATGAACTCTTAATTTTGTGTCAGCACTAGAAGGAGCATCCGTAGTTCCTACTAAAAGTTGACCGTTGGTATTAATTCTTAAATGCTCTGTTGAACCGGTTGTGCCAGTTCCATTTCTTGAACCTGTACTGTATGACAACTCTGCATTTTGATATAAAAGTTGACCAACTTTAGCTCCACTACCATTAGTATCTTCCATATAAATGGTTGGTGCCTCATTAGAAATTGTTAATGCACCTGGTCTTGTATCAAACGGTGCTGAACTTCCTAATCCAAGAGAACCTGTAGAAGTTAATTTCATTTTTTGGCTTCTTTGAGAAGCAAATATAAAGTCTGGATTAGAACCACCTGCATTACCCCATGTCGAAAATACTACATTACTAACTGCTTGACCTTCAAATAAAGCTACATTGGCGTTTGCTA